GCAGCTACAAAACTCTGTATATCCAAAGTTGTTGACGTTCCATTTGAGGTGAACGTATTATCGGGATCTAAAAAAGTTCCAAATCCATATCTTGAGTTTGTTAATAAATCAAGGAGAATCATTGAAGGACATGAAGTCCATACAGCAGAACTCATTGTGCCTCCAAACACATAGCCATGTGGGTAATTTATACGACCATCAGCAAGATCTACATTAGGCGTAATTTTATAAGTAATAGTCCCTGTTATAGCATTGCCATCATTACTAGTACTAACATTATATTTAAAGGTACATCCAACAGGTACTCCAGTTGGATCAGGTGTTTCAGTTAATCCATGAAAACCGTTAATATCTCCATTGTTTCCACTAACAGTTATAAAATCTCCGAGTCTTAAATTATGACTGGAACTGGTTGTCACAGTAACGACTGTTCCTTCATGTGAAAAATTAGCACTAACACCGATTGCACTTTCACCAGGAATCCTTACTTTTATGCCACGAATACGGTAGGCCCTTTCGGGTATCTTGCTAAACTGTTCACTTGAAACTCTTAAAGCATGATACGCACAGTCTGGATAAGAAAGTTTATCGTAAAAAACCTTAGTAAAACTTGCCCATTCAAATTTATCTATGAATTTATCTGCATCTGCTGATGGTACGTCTGGTGTCTTACGGACTACTCTTACAAAAACTTGAGTAAAATCATTATTACCATCTAGATTGATAAGATATTCTTTTTGATACTTATCTTTACTGCGACCAGAAATAATTTCATTAGTTGCATTGTCATCGTTTTCATCGAACTCAGCATCAGAACCTACAACTGTTGCAAAATTATCTGTACCATCACTATTTGTTGGACTTGATGGATTAGAACCTCCTACATAAGCAAGTTGTATTTTTAATTCAACACTAGATCCTTCAACATCTCCATTATCTTGAAATTTTTGTATTTGAGGAAATTGTATAACAACTTTTACCGCATCCACTCTAGATGATGAATCTACAGGATTATTGTCACTAATTGATCTGGATACACCAACACTTGTAGAACCGTCTGGATTACTATGCAACACCTCAATAGGGTTTGCTAACTCATTTCCGCTTTCTAAATTCAACTCTTCATCTGCAATACTTTGTATAAAAGTTTGATTACTGCTACCGAATCTTGTCTTAAAACTTACATCTCTAAAATTAAAATCTGAATTTTGTGTGTTTTGAGTTCTTGTTACATAATCTTCTGCACTTGTAGGTATAGCTAAGACTGGCGTTCCATCAAGAAAAACATCACTTAATGCCGAAGTTGTATAATTACTTGCTGACTTGGCAATACCTTTTTTAGATGGAGTAGCGAAACCTTCGATCTCTCCTTCAGATACCAAATCTAGAACAGTTGCAAACTGTTTACTTTCTAATGTGTCAGGTGCTCTATATGGTTGACGAGAACCTCCTCCAAAAAAATTACCAGCACCTTGAATTTTTTTCGTCATGTGGTAGTTCCCTCTGTTTCAACTTGTATTTGGTTCGTATCCACTGAAGCAGAAATAACTACTGATCCAGTTGTGATCTCTCCATACACTACAGGCAATGTAGTTCCTGGTCTAGCAGTATTTTGAATACCACTAAAACTAAATGATAGTCTAGGATCTGCTTCACCATCTGGAGGTTCTGGAAGAGGAAACAATATATCTGATACTCCACTTAAAACTAAAGCACCACCTATCGTTGCTAATCCCTTTGAAATCATTCCAACCTTATGCAAACCAAATACAGGTCCTTTACCAAATGCCATACCTAACCCCCCTGAACCTCCAAAGGAAATAAAAGATAAGCCTATTAAACTTGCCCCTAATAAAATTTTTCCAAAGTTACCACCTGCTCCTCCAATTACAGGCACAATATTGATACTTGATTCTCCTACGGGGTGGGCTAATTCATCTTCTCCTATCTCCTGTTTATCTATTACAACTTTATAGTACTTATCTGACATATACTTTTCTACACCTTTAAAGTTATAAACCAAGAATCGCACTGCTTCAGCAGGGCTGTTAATTACTACATCAAACTCTTTATGACCAACAAAGTCAGCTAAATCTCCATGTAGTTTAAGAGTTTTCAACATATCTGTACCTCTTTGCTGTACATTTTAGCAACCACAAACTATAAGGTTCTCTACAACTCAGTCTATCTGTTAAGTGATGTAATACCATATCCCCAAGATAAATTGCGACATGGTTTAAAGTTGGATGCATGATACTCATTAATAAAACATCACCCTCCTGTAAAGTTTCATCTAAACGTAATTCTCTGAAACCAGTTCTCCAAGCGTAGCTTTCAAATAAAGGATTTTCTAAAAACTCTTCTGGAGACATACTACGATCATAATCTTTAAGAATAACTCCTCTTTCCTTTTTATAATAATCTCTTACTAAGCTCCAGCAGTCTGTTACACCCCAAATCCATCTCCTGCCTAAAAGTTCTGGAACATAACCATCTGGTTCTCTATAAATCCATTTAGCAGTTCTAGGGTCAACTATATACCACGGTAACTTATGCTTTTCACAATTAACCTTATCGCTTTCACTAAACGCAAGAGTGGTTGTAGGATGACTATGGATTACAGCTATAACATCACCCAGCTTGGATGCTTTAACATAGTCGTTAGGGTCTAATATAAAAGTCTGTTGAGAATTATTAGAAATATTTTGACAAGCAAAATAAACTTCCTTTCCTTTTACATTTAAAAGTAAGCCCACAGATTCATCAGGGGCATCTTCTCTTGCATGATTAAGTGCTTTATCTCTCCAATGCATTATACAAAAGATCCTAAAGATGGAAATAACTTTCTAGTACACTGTCTTTTTGGTGCTCTTACCCCTACTAAATCAAAGGCAGCAGCTAGTTCAAATTCAACAACGTCTCTGTTTTCACTTGCTTTTCTGTCAATAGTATAAATTTCTCTAGGAAATTCAGCATCAGGGTCAGGTGTACCGAATGGATTTTCAGGAGGATTACCTCCAATAGGAGGAAAATTGGCAGCATCTAAAAAACGTGCCAAAGTTCTTATTCTGGTTACAGTCGCTCCCATTAAATCATTACCACTGGTCACCTTATTAACTAATAACAATATTGCTGACATTGTTCCCTGTATATTAGATACGATTAATTTTGGTCTAGGTAACTGACCTTTTTGGTACGCAAATCCTTCTGCTGTTACAGGTATTCTTTGATATGTTTGATTATTCCATTGGATTTCGCCATTTGCATTTAAACTTGTTCCAGCATGAAATCTATAAGTTGTAGTTGCCCCGTGCAAGCTATCATCTAATTTAAGCTCAAAAAGTTCAATAATTGCAGATGGAGCAACACCCTGTATATCGCTGAAAACAGGTTTGTTATCTATTGTCATGGTTCAAATACCTCTCTAAATGTTGCCTGTATCGTGGCTCTATTTAAATATGGAATTGATTTAGACCACGACTCACATACAACTTTTCTGGTCACACTTTCTCCAGGTGGTGCGAAGTTAAAACTTGTAGCATTTCTATGTTGCAAATCTAAAAAATCTTCAATTTTTTGTGCATCGGCATTTGATTTTTCAAACCTTAAATTATAGACTTTAGGATTTTGATGTTGAGGTAAACCAAAAACTACTCTTTGTTCAAATCCATCGGCAAAACGTGTGACTCTGGTAAAAGGTGCAGACGTTTTAGTAATTCCGTAGGATGGAGTAGTGCCACCAGCAGAAGTCTGAACGTCATTGTCGTTAAACGTAGCCATTATGAAAGTAAACCTCCAGGTCTTTTCTGCTGTATTAATTCTGATTGTATAGCAACAGATAGAACACGACCAAGTTCTTTACCCCTTTGTTCATCACCTTCAACAGAAGAACCAGAAGCATCTACATTTACAACCACGTTTGTGGAACCACCAAGAGCATGATTTGGTGTAATCATTCCTGATACTCCAGGTGTAAATAACTCTGGACCACGCTCACCAACAATAAAACTGCCACCTCGCTTCACGGGTCCACCTTCTGCTCTACCAGGAAAACCAGGAAATAGACCACCTAATAATGAATTAACCCCAAACTTAATTAAAGATCTTTGAATTTGTGCAAATACACTTCTAGCAACCTCACCTAAAGTTTTTGTTCCATTTATGGCACTCTCTATAGCACTTACTAAGCCATCCTCTACTGTTTGACCAATGCTTTCAAATAATGATCTAATCTTTTCTGCCTGTCTTAACTCTTCTTCAGCTTGTGCCAGTGATCTTACCGCAGCTTCTATCTGTTCTTTCTTATCTTTTCCATATTCAGCTACAGCGTCTCGTATCTTTTTCTGTATAGCTGCTTCCTGCTCGCCTAATAATATTTTTTCTCTTATAGTTGCTTCTTCCTCTTTTAGTCCATCTAAAAATTCCTCAAATCTTACTGTTAAATCGTCAGCACCTTTATTTGTACCCTCAATTAATTTATTTATACGTTCAAGAACCTTTTCTCCATTAGGAAAGAATTTAAATACTTCTTCTACAGCAATTTTTAAACCAGTAGATATAAGTGAAACTAACCTGTTAAACCCTTGAAGCGTTATATTTACTAGTTTTATAATAGCTGCTAATCCCGTTATTATAGGCGTAAATATAATACCTAGCGTAACACCAGCAGCAGCTAAAAATTCATCAAAGACACTTACTAATATATTTATATTATTAGCTATATCTGGAACTACATTGCCAAAAGCTCCAGTCTGTTTATTAACTTGATCTAATAAAACTTTCTCAGCCTGTTCAAAGTCTCCTACCTGTTTAAGTCGTCTAACTGTAGTCTCTAATTCTGCGTTTACCCTTATACCTGACTGCTCTAAAGTGTCTAAATCTAGGTTTTGGACAGCATTTCCTATCTGATTAACTCTTTGTAGTGTTCTTTCTAAGACAGTTCCAATAGCACTACCAAATATCTGACCACCAAACTCTTGTCCAGCAGGTGCTAAAAACGATCCAAGTAAACTACCTCCTACTGCACCAGCCCCTCCTCCAAATAGTAAGGGGAAACCTGCTCCTAATAATTGACTCTGCCTTCTTGCACCTTGACGGCCACCTCTGCCTCCTCTACCTCCTATACCTCTTTCTAATCTCTTTCTTCTTCTTATATTTTTTATTACACGATCAAATCTTTTCTGATCTATTTTTTCTTGCTTTGATAGTTCCTTTGATACTTTTCTTTCTACTTTAAACTTTTCTTCTGAGGCTCTTGTCACATTCCTCATTGCTTGTGTTTGTGACTTAGTAGGTACCATGAAAGTGCCACTGGATTGTCCTGCTGCTGGTAATGCCTTTTGATTAAGATTAAAGAAATCTTTAGGCATGGGTGTTCTGGCCCTTTCTGCCTGTAACTGGATTTGTGCATTTATTTCTAATTGTCTACCTATAGCTCTACTTACCTGAAGAAACTCTACCGAACCAGCAGTTGTTAGTTCCTGCATACGTCTGAGCATGGACATTGCTTCGTTTCCTGCAAGTATTGTTCTTGGCAGTTTTTCAATCTCCTTTATTTTTGCTGATACATTTCCTACAGTTACGCCCGACCCCATTCCACTGGCCTTGGCAAAAGCCATGGACTCCATTGTTATCTTCTTAAAGTTTCCAGCTATCAATGCAGTCGCAAGAAAAGTTCTATCGGCTGCACTATTAGCTGCATCGAAGGCTTTTCTCACAGAACCTAACTGATCTCTTACTTTACCTATGGACATACCGAAGCCTGTGCTTCTTGTTGTATCAAACAACTTATCGGCTATATCATTTCCTTTCTGTATTTCTTTCTTTAAAGCTTGTGCTGCTTTTGTTGCTTGAGAAGTGTTTAAACGTATTTTTACTTTACTTAATCTTGCTACTGCTTTTTCTAAATTTCCTATCTTTTTAAGAGATTCATTTAGCTCTTTTTCTACAGTTTTTATTCTTAGTGTTATATCTTTTTGTGCCATTTAGCTCTAACTAGACAAACATACATTCTATTCTACCTTGATCTGGGAATAACGCCTCTTCTTTGTACCTTATCTTCTTCTTTCTTTTGGTTATCACTACGTATTTCATAAAAGGCAGCCCAACCAATCATCTCTTCTACGGTTAATTTATTGCACAAATCCACAACAGTTATTTTAAGCTCATTAGCTAGTGAATATATAAACAACCAATCAGGATTCGCTTTTCAAGTCGGCTTTTGCCTCCTCAACCTCCTGTCCTAAACCTGCCTGAAGCATTTGTAATTGTATTTCCTGAAGTACACTTGCTGCTACTTCTCTTCTAAGGGATGCTTTATCTCCGTCTGCAAATAATCTTTTACCTCCTTTATCTAATGATTTTTCTATCATTAACTGTAAAGCAAAATCGGCTGAATCTTCTGTTCCACTCTTTTTCTGAATCATCTCACGTTCAGCAATAGTAAGTGGGTGCCAGTAAACAGTTAGCAGTGTTTCTCCCTCAGAATCGGTTATGTCATATTTGTATAGTTGACTTACTCCAAATTTACTTTTCAGGAGATCAATGGCTCTGGTCATAATTCCGTTAGATTGCTACTCTAATATACTACGAATTGGCAGAAAAAGCACAGGATAGAACACCCAGGAAGTGTGATCTGTTTTCAACCTCTACGGGTATTGGACCAGTTATCTCCTCAACTCTGGGTTTACAACTGAAGGTATCTACATAGTCTGAAGCATTTATGGAGGTTAAGCCCGTTATGACAGATTCACTCACAGCAGATAGCACAGCAGTGCCTTTATTTTTAGGTACATAAATATTACATTGAATAGCACCAGAGTAATATGTAGCGGATGCTCCCTGTGCCTGAACAGTTGATTGACTGAAAGTTATTGATACAGATATGTAAGTTACGTTTTTTCCAGGTAAGGTCTGCGGAATATTATCATAGATAATCTTTATTGTTGGATCAGTGTCATTAATTGAGTCTGTGATAGCTTTTTCAAAAGCTGCTCTGGCTTTTACTAAGGTCATATTCTCTTATACCTTGAACCCTGTGCTGGTGCTTCTCTTCCTGTTGACTCTCCTGAAGGTAAGACCTGAGTAGCAGCTATTCGTAAATCAGGTTTACGATTGAACACTAACTCAGCTATATCTTTTAATTGTTCAAAATAGGGAAGTATATTGCTGTTATCAGAACCTAAAGCGTACCTTGCGTACTCAGCTTTATTACCTACAAAAATAGTTTGTCCGAATTTAAACTTAGGAACGGACCTGTATCTGGGTCTTATTATAGGATTTCTTTTCAACTTTCTATCCAAGTCTGATTTTACCTGTGTCCAAGGTGGTTCTATTGAATCTGTTGGCTGTGGTCTTGTTGTATCAGCCGTCCAGCTTGAAGCAAGAAAACCTGTATATTGAGGACTTTGGCCTGGCAAGTCTGATAAAGCTCGTCTAACAAAAGCGTTAAGTGAAGCGTTTAACTCTGCTTTTGTTTCTTTTCTTATGCTATCAGTTATGGGAGTGTTACTCATTAGAACCTAACTAATAATGTG